CGCTTGGTTTTGCTGTTGGGCAAACTTCAGTATCGCAACTCACCGCTGGGTCTGGTATTTCGCTTTCGCCGTCCGGAGGCACTGGGGTAGTTCAAGTCAGTNCTACNCNNCAACCGCCTTTAATCGTTGAGTATAAGCAAGATATCAGTCAATACTTTGACAATCTATCAACGCTACCAACCTATGCTCCGCTGGGAACTTTTACAACGAGTTATACTCCTCCAGCAGACGGCAAACTACAGATTATGGTATCTGGATTTGGGTCTCACGGTTCTTCTCCAGTAAATCTCGTATTATATTGTTTGGCTTTAGTTATCAATGGAACAAAGTATGGTTCTTTTGACGGTTCTCTTATGTCTGGGACTACGAAAGCCGGTAGTAGTGTTAAAGCGAATATGAGTTTTTCGTTCCCTTATGACGCTGTTGCTGGAGTTCCTCTAACAATCACGCTGGTAGCGTGTCAGCTCGGTTCGGATGGAACAGAGGGTCTGACTTGTATGTCTTGGATGATTACCTTCTTCCCTACCACACCTATCCCAGTTCCGGTTGCCGTTCTGTCTGCTCCTATCGTAGAGGTGGAAGCACCTCCAGCAATAGCAACTTATCAAACAGCAACTATCTACACGGCAGTAGATGAGCCTATCGTTGTTCAATGGGATGAGAAATCTCCTAACCAGTCTCAAGTCTATTGGGGATAATCAAAATCTATAAGGTTGCTTGTCTTTAAATCACTGATGTTGGTAGAACTGTGGATTGCGGATAACAAACTGAAGAGCATCAATAAGCCGGAGGAGTGCTACATATTCATCACTATTGCGTTCCAATGAACTCAACAGCGATGTAAGGCGTTGGATAAGGTCTCTTAAGAAGCGGTCGGAGATACTGTAGCGGATGGGGGTCATTCTACTATGGGGGACTTAAAGAGGTGTTGGTATAATGAGAAGGTCTATCATCATAGAAGTATAATGAAAAGCAGTTGTGTAGGGTGGAATGAATATAATGAAAAGTTGTTATGTAGGCAATGTAGGGTCGTGTAGCCTAAATCGCAGAGTTTGCCGGCTGGACTTTTGTTTTTTGGGTCCTATAGAGAAAGTTTGCGATTTTGCTTACATTGCCCTACACAAACTACATTGCCTTTTGAGATTTAGGTCATAAAACCCCAAAACCCCTAAACTGCGATTTACCCTACACGGAGGAAAATCGGTTTCAATATCCCCAATAAAAACACCCAACACTTATAAATGGATGCCCAAACCCTAACGACCGGTTCAGTCGGCGGTGTCTCCGTTGCCCTTATCATCGGTGTTGCCGTTGCTATCTACAAGGCGGTCAATCACCGTCGTATCCGTTCCGTTTGCTGTGGGCAAAAACTTGAAGTCAGTTTGGATATTGAGGCGACCACACCGAATACAACGGCACCAAAATCTATTGCTATACCAAAGGATGACCGACCTCAAGGAAGTTGAAGCCTATGCTCTTGGCGACGATGACCTTCAGAAGATACTGCCCAATAGCCACATCTTCACCTATCCCTACCTCAAGCAAGTCAAGGATATTGACGAGATATTTGACGACGAAGGACGAGCATTGATGCTGTATCTGACGGAGGATAAGCACACTGGACACTGGGTCGCCCTCCTACGCTATCCAGACCACATTGAGTTCTTTGACCCTTATGGAGAGCGTCCAGACCACGAATTGACTTGGTTAGGTATGGGCAAACGAGTGGAACTTGAAGAAGGCAAACCGCTCTTGTCCAAACTGCTACGAGAGAAGGGACTTCCGGTTGTCTATAACAAGCATCAATTCCAGCAAGACGGTGCTGACATTGCCACTTGTGGTCGCCACTCTGCGTGTCGTCTGCTCTTCAAAGACCGCACACTCCCACAGTATGCCTCAATGATATCAAAATCCGGTCTCACGCCAGACGAGTTTGTCAGTCGCATAACATTCCCACTGATTAAAAAGTAAGCAGAGTATATATAGGATGTCAATGAGAAGCAATGTCTCCTTCACAGTAGGTGCTGGAACACCAGATGACCCAGACATTGTCTATTACAATGCCGACATCATCAACGATAATTCGCTAAACCCAGTTGCGATTGGGAATGACCCAGTTGTCCGGTTCCAAGAGACACGCTCCACTGCCCTCATCAAGGACATTAGTCAGTTCTACTTCTCTATTGTTCGCTTCACGATGGATGGTCCTAACAAGGACTTGCCCCTCTTCCTTCCCACTATTCAACTGGGGCAACCGGACATTAATCTGACCTCGTATTCTATTGGTATCAAGTTCAATCCGCAGACGACATTCACCTACAAGGATTACTCTGGCATCCCCAATGTCTATGCTCAAGGGTTTGTCAAGTATATCACCGAGACAGCACCGTATCTGGGTGGCAAACTGCCGTTCCCCAATCCGCCTCTGACAAGTCAAGACATTCGTGGTGTCTATTACTTTGTCTATACATACCAGCACTGGCTTGACCTTTGTAATCTCCTCTTTGTCCAACTGACCACCGATGACCCTCTTCCTCCGTCTGCCTATTTCCCTCAAGGCAATGTTGCCTATCAGTTCGCAATGACCTACGGTGCGACCACAACTCATATCGTGGATACAGTGCTGGAACTGCCTACAGCGTCGGCACACACTGGACAGACTTGGACGACAAGGGAGAACGGTCGCTTCTACACGAGCAATGGAACGGCGTGGGTTCTCCAGACCTCTCCGGCACTGCCCCAGTCCAACCAACCGCCCCAGTTCCAGTTTGATGCGAACACCGGTCTCTTCAGTCTCTATGTCCCAGACCAGTATCTCTATGCCAGTATCGTGCCTCCGTTCCTCCAACCGACTGCCTACACAATGTATTTCAATACCAATATGTTCGGTCTCTTTACTAACTTAAGCAATTACTACATCGGCAATGAGAGCAACGGTCAAGTCAATCAAATCATCTTCCAAGACAAGTTGGGCAAGAACAAATACACCGACGACAATGCCCTTGTGTGGTATTACCAGACCCAAGAACACGAAAGCACCTCGTCGCTGTGGTCTCCGATATCGTCTCTGGTCTTCACCTCAACGCTCATTCCCATCTTCCCAGAGAACACCGGTCAGCCCATCGTCTATGGTGGCACCAACAACTATGCCAACCAGAACTCTTCCACGAGTGCCTTCCAGCCTATCATTACGGACATTGCCCTTCCGATGGGGTCTGCCTATGACTACCGAACCTTCATTGAATATGTCCCTACGGCGGAATACCGGCTCTCTGCCTTCACTGGGTCTCGCCAAGAGCTCCGGAACATTGATGTCCAAGTCTTCTGGAAGGCTCGTCTGGACAATAACCTCTATCCGGTTCGGATGTTCAATTTGTCCTCCGTGTCCATCAAGATGATGTTCCGAAAGAAGTCGGCTGGAGGCAAGGGCTTCCAAGATTGAGAAATACGGACAGAATAAAAACGGAGCAGTGAATATACAAAGATGTCCGCCGATATTGAGAAGTTGGCTGTTTTTGACGACCGCATCGTTCAGTCTCGCCCCAAGTATGCCGTTGAGAAGGGTGCCTTGTCCCTCACCAACTCGCCGTTCAACGCCATCGCAGCCAACGGCTCGCAGATGACTTTCAACATCAATGTGCCTTCCGAGAATGTGTTCGTGGATAGGGCGGTTGAGTGGTCTTCGGCTTGCTACCTTTCCCTTACGGCGACGCCGACGACCATCACGGCTGGGCAGCCGGTTGCCCTCTTCGGTCGTGATTTGGCTCTGGCTGCCTTCCCTCTTCACAGTCTGACGCAGACGATGACGGCGACCATCAACGACACGACGACCACCATCAATCTTGGTGATGTTCTGTATGAGGTGCTCCGTCTCTCCGACTACAAGAAGAACCGTGCCCAGCGGACTTGCCCCACTTACCTTGATACCTATGCGTCCTACAACTCTGCCTACCAGACGAATAATAACCCTCTTGGCGGTTATGAACTCGCTACGGACAGCGGTGTCGTGCCGAACGGTGCGTGGGGTCAAGTCCAATGGACACTGCCGTCTGGTGTGCCTCTGACTGGCTCCGGCACCTACACGAGCGGTGGTATTACGGTCTCCTACACGGCTGGTGTTCCGGTGATGACGACTGGTGTTCCGGCTTACCCTCTGTTCGTCAAGTTCTTCAGCACGGAGAAGCTGGTGCTGTCTCCGTTCGTCTTCAGCGACACGCACGAGCAAGAGACCGGTCTCTTCGGCATCCAGAACATCCAGCTCGTGATGAATATGACTGCCCCTTCGCAGTCGGCGACCGCTGGTCGTGTCCTCCGTAGCACGACNGCTGGTGGTGTCGCCATCAGTGCGGTTGCCTATAACCAGACGACCTCCGCTGGAACGCCCTTCACGAACGCCCAAGTGAATGTTCAGTTCCTCACGCCGTCTCTGGACATCCCTCTTCCGCCCAAGAGCGTCGTGCCGTATATGGAGTTCCCTCGCTACATCAGCAACCAGAACTTCGGCACGGTGGCTGCCGGTGGTGTGGTCTCCCAAGTCCGTTCGCAGACAATCACGCTTCCGCAAATCCCAGACCTCCTCATCATCTACGCCAAGCCGACGGCGTATTCGGCGACGGATGCGGATTACTACCTCCCTATCCAGCGTATCAGCATCAACTTTGATAACTTTAGCGGTCTTCTCTCCTCGCAGACGCAACAGCAACTGTATGGAATGACCTTCCGCAACGGTCTTGATATGGATTGGGAGCAGTGGAGCGGTCTTGCGACGACGGCGACCCAGCCGGTCGGCAGTGTCCGCACGAC